AAGCAAGAACCGCTACTACAAGATTAGGTAACTACACTCAAATCTTTAAGAACGCAGTAGTTATTCCTGATACTGATTCAGGTCTTGACAAAGCAGGTCGTTCAACTGAAATCGCTTACCAAACTTTAAAGATTGCTAAAGAGCAAAAATTAGATATTGAGAAGGCACTTTTCGATAACAATGCAAGAGCGGCAGGTTCATCTACAGTTGCTAGAGAACTAGCAGGTGCGCCTTCATGGATTGCATCTAACATTGGCAATACTGGTACTGGTGGTGCTGATGCTACTGGTGATGGTACAGATGCTCGTACAGATGGTACAGCAACTGCATTCACACAAGCAGACTTTGATACAGTAATGCAATCAATCTGGGAAGCAGGTGGAAATCCAGACAGAGTATATCTTTCTGCATTTCAAATGAACAAAGCACTAGCATTTACTGGTATGAACAATCAGCGTTCTACTATCGGTACATCTGTTGGTGGTACTAATGCAGTTGTTAATGCTATCGATGTTTATGTAACTCCATGGGGTACTGTAGAGTTTAATCCTACTCGTGAAAATCGTGGTAGAGATGTATTCATCATGCAAGACGACATGTGGGCAATCGGTGTACTTAGACCTACTAAGAACCAAGCGCTTGCTAAAACTGGTGATGCAGAGAAGCGTCAAATCGTTACTGAATTGACTCTTATTTGTAAGAACGAAAATGCAAATGGCATGGTCGTAGACTGCACAACTTCATAATTTGGTAAAACAAAGGTGAAAATAGTGAGAGGGGGGTTCGTGAACAACTTACCCTCTCATTACTAAAATATATGGCAGATAAAGAAATTTGGCACAAAGACTATAAAAACGATAGAATCATTATCGAAAAGCAATGGGATAACAATCCACATTTAGATAGAGTAGATAAGATTAGACAAACTGGTCTAGGTGACGGAAAAGATTACAAGTTTGCAGGTAGCATACCTATTGGACTATTGAAGCAAGTTTGTGATAAACTAGGCGTTAATTGGAACGATGTCGAAGCAAGGAAAGAAGTTGTTAAAAAAATGATGTTAAGTGGCGACTTTGACAAATTAAGAGTTTGGAAAGGCAAATTCTAAATAAGGAAGAATTATGGCAGATACTACAACTACAACATATTCGCTGACAAAACCCGAAGTTGGAGCGTCTGCGGATACATGGGGAACTAAGTTAAACACTAACTTAGATACAATAGACGATTTATTAGATGGTACTACAGCAATATCACCTAATTTATCTACATTAACTATTGGTGGCACAGCAGTAACATCAACAGCTGCAGAATTAAACAAACTAGATGGTGTAACAGCAACTACAACAGAGTTAAATTATACTGATGGCGTTACATCTAATATTCAAACACAGTTAAACGGAAAACAAGCGTCTGGAACTTATTTATCACAAGGTGGTACAGTAACTTCTGGAACTATTACAACGCTAACTTCTACAACAGCAAACATTACAACAGCAAACATTACAACAGCAAACATTTCAACTGTTGATTTAGGTAACTGGACAGTAACAGAATCAAGTGGTGTTTTATATTTTGCTACTGGTGGAACAAATAAGATGAAACTAGACGCATCTGGTAACTTAACAGTTGTCGGTGATGTTACAGCATACGGAACAGTCTAAGGAGTAAACAATGGCAGTTAAATCATCTGGTTCATTATCTTTTGCAACAGATATTGTAGGAGAATGGGGTGGTACTGCTCCTCATTCATTATCGGAATATTATGGTTCTGCTACAGTACCTGAAAGTGGTGCAATATCATTTAGCGATTTTTATGGTACTACTGCCGCTACAGTTTTAACAGTTGCTGCTAATACAAGTGATTACAATATTGCTACGGAAGCTGTTGCTGCTGGTGGTGATTTAAACACTCCAGTTTTACTTACTATTAATAGTGGAGTAACAGTTTCTAATTCTACTACAGACTACGCAATGACTACTGGAACTGGATGGGGAGCTGGTACAACTATTACTATTACAAACAACGGCACTTTATTAGGTAATAATGGAGCTGCAGGTGCTACTGGCGCTAATGGTGCTAATGGTAATCCTGGAACTGGTGGAACTGGTGGTCAAAATGTTGCCCAAGGGAATGGTCCTTGGAATGCAGGTGCTTCAGGTTCTTCGGGTAACGCAGGAGGCAACGGGGGTACTGGTGGAACTGGTGGTGCTGGTGGTACTTGTTTTTATCACGCACAAAGCGGTAGCGATTTATCTGTAGTTTTCTCTGTTGCAGGAACATTCTCTCCAGGAACTGGTGGTGCTGGCGGTGCTGGCGGTGCTGGTGGAACTGGGGGTAGCGGAGGCGGTGGCGGTGGCGGTATTGGTGCTGAATCTAGTTGTGTCCAATATGATGGTGCTACGGGGGGTGGCGGAGCGCCTTATGGAGCAGCTGGTTCTGCTGCAGGTTATTGGTGTGGTAACGCTTCTAATGCTGGAACAGCAAATGCTGGTGGAAATGGTGGTACTGGATGTGCTGGTGGCGATGGTGGTGCTGGTGGCGCTCCAGGCATGTCAGGTAGCACGGGAACACAAGGAAGCTATAATCTAATGTATACTTATACTAATGGTGGTTCTGCTGGCGGTACTGGAGCTAATGGTTCTGCTGGTGCATCAGGAAATTCTGGTGCGTCTGGTGTTAATGTTGGTGGTAATACTGCTCAAGTTTCAGGGGTTTAATAATGAATACAATACAAATTAGAAAAGCAGCTCAGCAAAATTATGGTAGTGATTTTATACGGGTTGAAGCTCGTTTATCTACAGATATCGATATTTCAGCTGAAAATATCCATGTTAGCTGGTCTTTTGAATCGACAGACCCAGATACATTGTTAATTCATTCTGGAGATGCGTATGAAAATCAGTATTTGAATTACAATAGCAAAGACAACCCAACCCTAGAAATAAAATTAAATGATAATAATGTGCATACAATTATTGTTAAGGCTGAAATAAAAGAATTTATGATGCAAGATGTGCCTATTACTAAATTAGATGAAAATGATGAACCTTATGAAGTTATTGAATCTTTATATACTCCAGTCATAAGTTATGTATCTAGTAATCAATTAGATATTCAAAAGTTGGGAGCAGGGGATGACTGGGTATGAGCTATATAAAAGAAATTACTTATATTAATGAAGGTGAAATTTATAGAGAATCTGAGCTACCTATGACGGGTAGTAGTAGAATACACAATTCTCATTTCATAGGTTCACGAACTGATGAAACTGGTAAACAGATTATATCTAATTATTATAATTTGTCTTACCCAGTTCCACAAAAGCAATACAACTGGATTAGCAGAAAAACTTATAATGATAATGATGAAGCTAAAATAAAAAAATATTATAAATCTGAATGGTTTGCTACACAAGCTGGAGAAACAGATTGGTTAGATGTGCCAGAAGGTATTGATGTATGTCCTAACATTGGTAATATTGTTTGTATTGGCATAATGGATAATGAAATAGACTTATTTTTTGATATTTCTGATGCTGACCACATGCAAGAAGTAGCTGATTATTACAAGTTATCTACACCTTTGAAATATGATGAAGCATTTACTGGTGGACAACATAAATGGTCTTACTTTAACTTAACTCCAAATGATGTAATATTAAGAAATATAAAAATGGGAGCAATAAAATTTATTGACAATATTCCAATTTTCTTTAAATATTATAAATATGTGTCTTGTTAGTTTTTCAAAAAAACCCTCTTACTCGTCTAAAGAAAAAGTAGATATTTTTAATGGTTCACCTAAATGGGGTTATGTAGATATTACTTCAAAATGTTCTCACGGGTGTGCTTGGTGCTATGGCGGATTTAATGAAGATTTATCTTCTCAGATGGAAGTATGGGAATTTGAAAGTGTATTAGCTAAACTAAAAGCTATTGGAATTACACAGATAACTATAAGCGGTGGTGAACCTACTGAACACCCAGATTTTTTAGAGATGGTAAAAATAGCTACTCAAGACTTTATGGTTCATATTTGTTCTCACGGAGATTGGAATAGAAATTGGGCAGAAGATTTAGCAAACCTAGGTGTCAAACAAATACAATTTAATTATCAAGGTTCTAAAAGACACGATAATGTGCATAAAGTTTTAGGTTCTTATTTAAAACAAGTTACTGCTATTAAACAGACTATTGCATCAGGAATTGAAACAGTAGGTACTGTTACTGTAGGCGCTTATAATTTTAAAGATGTTCCTAGTATATTTAAAGAACTATATGATTTAGGTATTGATAGGCTAAGAGTATGGGAAACTGTTGGTCGTGGTAATGCTTGGCGTAAAGATAAAGAAGCTGTTAATATATTTAAACATTGTCAAAACTCAGCTAGAGAATTAGGTTATAAATACACACAATCTTATGACCCAGAGTTTGGAGCAGAAAGTTTTGTTTCTTGTCCAGCAAGTAGTAAGATGTTGATGTATATAAATTCAGATTCTGAATTAGTTTATTGTACAGCTAAACCAGCAAAAATAGCATCATTTAAAGAAAATGCCTATCTTCGAATAATGGAGAAATATAATAACTTTATGGACAATATGCCTACTAATAGATGTAGTGCAAGAGAGGGATAATTAATAAAAAAATTGTAATTCTTGGTGGTGGTTCTGCTGGTTGGATGGCAGCATCATATTTTTACGAAAAATGTAATTATGATGTAACTGTTATTGATAGCAGTAAACATCCAAGATTAGAGTTCTCAGCATCTACAACACCATATTTAAAAAGATTTTTTAAAGATATTGGTATTGAAAAAGAATCTGAATGGATGCCATCTTGTAAGGCAACTTATAAGACTGGTGTGCTTTACCAGGACTGGGTGCGTAAAGGAACTCAATGGATTAATACATTTGAAGCAGATGAGTTTTATCATTTATATTGGAACAAACAAAGACAAGAAGATAACTTATCAGTAGAAGATTTTTTTAAATCAAGAATCTATAGTTCTCACATTTCTCTTAACGGAGAAGCTAAATTTATTATGAATAAAGATGGAGAACTGGGTTATCCATATAGTCCAATAAAATCTTATGGTGGTCATCCTGAACCTTGGGCATATCACATTGATACTGGTTGTTTTAATACTTTTTTGCGTAATCGCTATAAAGACAAAGTTACTCTTTTAGATACTGAGATTACAGAAATTAAAGAAAACAAAAATGGAATTGAATCTCTTATAACAGATAGAGGTGATTGTATTACTGCTGATTTATTTATTGATTGTAGTGGGTTCAAGGCAGTATTAACAGATAAAGTAAACAAAGATGGCAAGATTTCACTCAAACCTTATCTAACACACGATATGGCAGTAATTATGGATGTCCCCTATTCTGACAAACATAAAGAAATGAAAACAGCTACGCTTACTAAAGCTTTAACAACTGGTTGGATGTGGAATATTTGTTTATACGACAGAATGATAAATGGGTATGTTTATACATCTGAATATATATCTGATGAAGATGCTAGAAATGAACTAATCAAAGAAACTAAACAAATGTTTGGAGAAAGAGAGTATGGTGAACCTTGGACTGTCAAAATTCGTACGGGACACTACGCTAGACCTTGGTATAAAAATGTAATTGCATTAGGAGTATCAGCAGGATTTGTTGAACCAATGGAAGCTACATTATTGACGAGTGTTCAATTTAATATAATAAATACGAAAGAAGTATTAGATGGAAATATGTCTATTGATGAATTTAATAACAAATATGAAAACACATTAATGGATACTCTTGATTGGATTTCTACTCAGTATTATTTAAGTGACCGAGATGATTCTGAATTTTGGAAGTTTAAGGCAAGAAACAAAACACAAATTAGACCAAGAATGCAAAAGTGGTTAGAAAGCTGTAAATATACAATATTACCACCAGAACAAGATATCTTATTTTATCCATCTTGTTGGTATGCTAAATTAATTGGTTCTGAGGAATTTCCTGAAGGTAGTGGTTTTGTTTGTGGCACAGAAGGTGATTCCCTACCATCTTATTCTGATTCTAATTTTAAACCTCAAAATAAATTTAAATACAAAGAAATGGATGAGCTTAATGCTAAGATTCAAATGAATAAAGTCCGTAATTTTAATACAGATGTTTTATTAAGTCAGAAAGAATATTTGGATAGGTTTATTTACAATGTTAAGTAACATTTGTCCTTTAATGCAAAATGACAATCAATTTTTACGAGAAACTGCATTACATTTTAAAAATATAACTAAAGAATATAACGAACACAAAAATGAACTAGAATTTATTTATAACCCTTGGATATTTATTCCAATATATGACATTCTTGGGGTTTTTAAAAATCAACTACATTTTTTTCCAACTATTGAAAATAACCTTATTGAATCTAACGATTATGAAATAGTGTCCATTGGACTATCTTCACTTGTAAAAGGTGATGGGGCAAATCCACATACAGACCCAATCCCTATTGATAATAGATTTAAAAGACTACATTTAGCATTACAAGTAACACCTACCTCTATTCTAAATATAAAAGTAAATGATACTTGGATAAAAAAAAGTTGGAATGTAGGGCGTTGGATGGAGTTCAAGGGGTTAGACAAATTACACTTTCCAATAAATAATGACGAAAAAGCAAGAATAGTTTTACTTGTTGATGTTTATATTGGCGGTTCTACAAAAGAAGATTTATATCGTTATTACAATGTAATGGAAGGTCTTAATTGGATTAATAATGATTGGGAAAAAATATTGAGGGATTATAGTGATTAAAGATTTTATTGGTATATGGGATAATGTGCTATCTAAAGAAGAATGCGATAATATTATTGAGGTATTTAAAGATAAAAAAGAAAAAGGTTTAACACAAAATCGTTACGAGTTTGAAGGAGCTTCTGCAATAAAGAAAAAAGATAATGCCTTGTTTGATGACCAAATTGATTTCAGTCATTACGGAGGAACACACAGTATTTTATACAACAAATTTATAAAATCTTTTTGGGATACTTATTATAAAGAGTATGCTTTAGAATATGGTGTTTTAGATGAAATGGCATCACATAGTGTTTATGAATTAAAAATACAAGAAACAGAGTCTAGTTGTGGTTACCACATTTGGCATTGTGAACATAGTAGTAGAACACAATCTAATAGAATTGCGTCATTTATTCTTTATTTAAACGATGATTTTGAAAATGGTGAAACAGAATTTTTGTATCAAAAAACACGGGTAAAACCTAAAACAGGAAGATTAGTTTTATTTCCAGCTAGTTTTACTCACACACATAGAGGAAATCCACCTTATAATGGAACAAAATATATTTTAACGAGTTGGGTGGAATTTTGATACAATAATCAAATACTTATAACCTCAAGGGGGAGATATGGGTTGGATAAACGGACTAAGAGATAAAAAAGGCAGATATGTCAAAAAAACTAAAACCAATGCTGTAAAGAACTGGTTTAAGAGGTTATTCAAATGATGACATTACTTACAAATGTTCTACCTATTCTAAGTGGTTTCTTAATGAAACTATTTGCTATGAATCAACAAGCAAAACAAGATGCACAAAAGATGCAACTTGAAGCACTTGCTGCAAGGTCTGTTGAGATAGATAAAGCAAGAGAACAAGCAAACAAAGAAAGTCCTATGGCAGCAATGAATAGAAGGATTATTATTCTTACTATTTTAGGTCTAATTATCTTTACACAAATAGCACCACCACTCATGGACATCAAAACAACTATTCCAGTTATTGAAAAGTCAGAAGGTTTCTTGGGTTTCTTTGGTGGAGAAACAACTACATTTATTGAAGTTGGTGGATTAGTTAAATACGCAGAAGTATTTGAGTGGGCATCACTTAT